TCAAGAAGAAGGTTTAAATAAAATAGTTCCAGTTGTTGGACTTCCATCAATACATATAGTTACTGAAGTTTCAACGTATCCTTCGGGAAATGCAACATCACCGTCACCATCCGAAGGACCACTACCCCCAAGTGTATCAATTCCAGCTTCTCCAGTTGATGCGTCTTGATTTGTTTGATTTCTTGGCGGCTGACTATAGTTGTCGGTAGATATGTCATATATACCACCTCTAGCATTTCCTCCAGCACTTGATTTTCCCAACATCGACAGAAGCTCTTCTTCGCTGGCGGCTTTAATTTCTCGGATATCTTTAGTGCTAGTTACGGATTGGTTACGCACACGACCCAATGCTTCTTTTCTTAAGTCACTAGTTCTTTTTTCTTGGGCACGACGTTCCCTTGTAGCCCTTTGTCTCGCTAGGCTTTCTTCGTTTTTTCTTTCAGTTTCGTCTCCGTATGCCATTATTGAGCAGGGATTGTCGAAGTAATAATAGTTTTCTTGTAATACGTGTTACCGTCAACATCTGAGAAAGCTGGTCTTAGATCAACATCAAGTGTAAACTTAACTCCAGCAGGGTCAGTTGGTCCTCCAGATACTTCCATTCTATATGGAGTGCTAGCAAATATCCTTCTGCCATTTACTATAGTTTCTCGTCCAGTAGAATCGCTAACTGCATTTATGCAAGCCTTTAGTGAGCCAGGTGTAGTTACAATGTCTTTTTCTAAAAATTCTGGAGATTTAGCGGTAAATACAACAACACCAAGGTGCGAATATATATTATCTCCAGTAGCACCCGCAACCTCCGTTACGCCATCTAAGGCTGTGTTAATTCTGTATCCACGAAGTCCTTTGGTTTCAGAAAATGGCGAGTAGTTCCAAGCAATTCCACTCATATAGGTGCTAGCCCACTCGGTTGGATTCCACAGTGCAGTTGCTGCTCCACCTGCATCTCCATCATTAAAAGTAAAATCACCAGCAACAATATCTGCTGAGGTTTGAAATATAACACTTACCCTAGATTCAATTTTAGCTTGAACAGGAGGCTCTATGTTGAAGTTATATAAATTCGTAACAAGACTTCCCGTTCTTGTTATTACATCACCAACTATAGAAACCACCCCAGGGTAAGTAAAGTCAACCATCCTATTGTATTGATGCACAGTATTTGCACCACCGTGAACAATGCTTTGTCCATCAGAATCCTGTAGGGTAGTAACGGATATTGTTTTTAGACCAGCAAATTCTCCAGTAGTTCTTGCGATAACAGGCCCTACCGTCGTGCCTTCTGTGACTAGGAAAGTTGTGGTAACTCTTATAACCCCTTCACTTTCATTGCTTTCGGATACAGACAATGTTCCAGCTTGTATGTAGGTTCTTTTAAACTCTCTGTAACTATCGGTGTCATCAATCTCATATGAAGATAAGAAACAACGCACGGCTGTTTCTGCATCAATCTGATGATCAATAAAGTCAACGCCAATATCTTTGTCGTCAGTGGGAATATCTGTTCCAGCCTTAGCAATGCTAGTTCTGCTTACTGTTCTAAGCCCATTTTCTTGTAAAATTACTGTGTCATCTTTTACCTGAACAAAAGTAGCCCCTAGGGTTTGATAGACTAAGGTGACAATGTATAGCTCTCCTTGTGTGCTGGACTGCACCGACACAAGACGCATATCCGCATAGGCTTCCCCTGTGCGTGGAGCTAGCCCATCAATGGACATTTCTGCGGACTGCAGACTTCCAAAGTCAGGAAAGATACGGGACTTGTTGGCACTATACCAGTCTTCACGACGATTGATCGTAGTGCAGCTAACAGTCAGTTGATACCTACCATTTTGTAGTTGCTCAACATTTGGAGTTCCGACTAGTTTAAGTCTATTGGTTCTGTGAGATATTGACATTAGCAGTCCCAGGCCTTACGGCTCCAGTAGTTAGCGGACATCTTGCCCTTGCCTCCCTTGATGCCAGCACTACGGGCGCAGTAGCTTTTCTTTCGGGCTGGTCGGTCCTTCTTAATTGTCATATTGGCATCACCAAAGCGGATTAACTTTTCCTTGCCACCCTCGCAGGCTTTCACAACAAACTTCTTCCCGCCCTGAACTTCACGGCGTGGCACGTTGCACTTCATCTTTGATTTGTCTGGCATTACTTACTTCTTACTTTTGCTTTAGGTGTATTTGCTACTACGGTTTTTCCTCTGGCTCCTGCTGCTTTCTTCTTTCTAGCAGTGCTTGCTCTTTCTGATTTCGACAGGCTAAGAGCCTTTTTTTTAGGCAGGCAACGGTCAGGGTTTTTCTTATCCTTCGACGTTCCGCAAGGTCCTTTGATTGATCCATCAATTCCAATCCTTACCCAGTTCTGCTTTCTCCATTGTTCTAGCTGGCCCATTATTTTCTTTTACGTTTGGCACTCTTAGATTTCTTGGCGTAGTTAGGGTCCTTGCAATACTTGGATGCAGCCATATTAGCATAAGCGGATGGATACGTATCAAACGTCCGTCTAGCCCAGGCCTTGCCTTCGGGGCATATCTTACCTCCGCTCTTTGCTTTCTTGGCCACTAGTAAGAACGACGACCTTTACCTTTGCCCATACCGCCCTTTTCGCCACAAGAGCCTTTGCCTGATTTACCTACTGATTTCCGTGGATTCATAATATTTATTTGATTTGAGATGAACCAAAGTAGAACCCTACGATGGCTAAGGCAGTTTGCCTAATTTCTGGTAAAATAACAAAGCCCTGCACGGTGTCCCATTTAACGCCCTTGAATAGCCCTAGAAAGCCGTTTGTCTCTCTACCTATGGTTACCCCTACGTCAGTCCACGCAAAGGCAAATGGGGCTATTACAATGGCAAAGATTGTGCATACAACTAGAAACCTACGAACCAACACACCACCATTACGCTTTGCCGCTGCATCAGCAGAGGCATCCGCTGCTTTCTGGGACGTAATCATACGCTCAAACTGGCGAGCCTGGCTCTCCATCTGTGTGCCAATGAGCTTCATTACGAAACCACTGATTCCTCCTCCGAGCATTGCTATAAGTTCTGGTGTCATTTTTTCTTTTTGAGTTCTCTAATTACCTTGACTGCAGAGGCAGTCATATAGATAAAGGTTGCTAGACCTACGCAAAAACCAAGCACTTCGTTAATGGGGGCTAATTCAATTGTGGCAATAAATCCTCCTGTTCCGATTGTTGATCTGTAGATAATGTCTTCCATTGCATTATGGGGCTACGGGAAAATCTGCTTCGCCGCTGTTGTCAACATTGCCAGTAAGGTCACGCAAGTCCTGGCGGTATGCGGCCCAGGCGGCAATCTTGTCTTCAGCAAGAGGTGAATCATTTAACTGAGTCCAGTCGGATTCAGCAAGCAGGCGATTACGCTCTGGACGCAGGGACTCCTTTATTGCTTCAGGGTTATCATTAAATAACTTTTCTTTAAAGGTAATTAAGTTCCCTTCAACTAGGAACAACGGTTCGCTTGAAGCGTCAATCTTCTTGGCTTTTTCGTTTGATATAGATACAGCTTCGTTGCCTTCAGCGATGAACTTAGGCTCATCTTCTGATAAACGAAGGACTCTGCCCTTTGGGTTAATTATTGCATATTTCATAAGTTATTGATCCAGTTGAATTTTTGATTAAGCTGTTCTGATAGAGAACGACCAAGCGTCTCGTGCCAGTCCTTCTTTAAAGGTTTTACTTCTTGTCGAATAACGTGGTCTCCGTAGGGAAAACCAACATCGTATTCTTGGGTGTATTGCTCTACGTTAGAAGTGTTGTGAATAAACGGCTCTTCGCCTAGATACTCCCAGACCCTGTTCATTACTTCCTGAGGGTTTTCCGTTAAGTCCTCTGCGTGAACAAACATAAGCCTGTCACCAAAGCGTTCTTTGGCTTCGTGCAGGCGTTCGATAGCAATTCCAATGGGAGGAGTTTGTAACCAAGCACTTACCCGTTTATCAATTGTTGTCCAGTTTTGCGGATTCTCTTGCTCTGCACCATTGAATACCTCTGGGTGCTGTATGCGTTTCTTCTCCATACTGGACAGAACGCCCCTAATGTCACGAACAGGAACAAGAACCTTAGCGTCCTCCCAAACTTTAAATAGCTGGTCAAGATGACCAACCCAAGAGCGGCACTTGTCCACGACTACTGGTCTGTCCGTGATGCTGTTGAAAGCATTTTCACAGCCAGCCTTAACGTAGTCCAGATACATAGGCTCAAGGACATTCTTCATATCCACCGCCTT